TTTCTTTCTCGTCTGAGATATATGTGTCGATTAACAGAGAATACATTAAACTATGTATGTTTTCTGCCATCAATTGAAATCCATAAAAGAATTTTGCCTCAGGATATTGTACTTCCTTTAAGAAATTCTCTGCAAGATTTTCGTTAACAATACCGTCTGAAGCCGCGAAGAACGATAAGATGTTCTTAACGAAGTATTGTTCGTTTTCAGTAAGATTATTCCAATCTCTAATGTCATTACTTAAATCAACCTCTTCTGCCGTCCAAAACGCCGCTTGATGTTGTTTATAATATTCCCAAATGTCATCGTGTTGAATAGGAAAGATGACGAATCTATTAGGATTCTCTACTAAAATTTTTTCCATAATTGTTTTTTGTTTTGTATTAAGATTGTTGTTTTTGTTCTTCTTTTTGTTTTCGTTTCTCCATCAACTCTTTAACCCTATCTCTCTTTCTCTCCTCTTGTTGTTCTTCGAAACCTAAGAATGTTACTGAGCTCTCAGTATCTATTTCAAGTAGTTCGTTGTTAAATTTACAGTTCTCGAAAACTACCCCGTCCTTACCTAAACGTGACTTTGTAATCGCGATGGTTGCAAGGTTCATTTCTTTCTGTTGAAGTGTCTTAGCCACAGAGATGATTACGTGACCAACCTGAGCCTTTTTAATCGAGCCACCCATTTGGTCGGTCGTTACGACTTCAGATGAAATTGAGGACCTATTACCCTGTGTGGCGGTCCATCCAACTAAGTCTAGTTCATGGCACATTGCTTCGAACCCTCTCATCACAGAACCTTCAGCCTTCCACTCATCTTTACTTGTAGATTCAGGAAGAACACAGTCAATGTAGTCTAACATAACCAAATCAAGTTTGTTTCCATCAGCAATCATTTTTCTTACTTGATTTTTGATTTGATTCATGGTCATACTATCGGAAGCTAACTTCTTAAGAACCAACTTGTTTTGCATGGTCTCTTGAATTTCTGTAACCTTAGACATTACCTCATCCTTGTTTTTCACTAAGTTATCAGGTTCGATACCTGTCCAAAGTGTGAAGTGTTTTCTTTGGATAATCTTTGGGTTATCCTCAAAAAATACTTGGAGAACATTGTACCCCAAGTTGAATGCTGTGTTCGCAATTTTGGTTAAGATAGTTGTCTTACCAACCCCTGTTGGAGCTAAGATAACACCAATCTCACCTTTGGCCAAACCACCCTTAAGTAGTCTATCAATTCCAGGGATTCCCATTGGAATTGGGTGACGATAATCCTCGTCTAATACGGTATCCAAGTTAGCGAAGATGTCCGTCTGTCCTTTGTCGATTTCACCGACTTGTAACGCGTTTCTCACCAATCCTTCAACCTTATCGTAAGATTCGAAATCACCTTCTGTAATGATTTTCTGAGCTTTGTCCATCGCCTTTTGAAGTTCTTGTTGTTTACAGAACTTTAAAGCTTTCTCCTGAACGAATACTGTACCTTCAAAAGGAGCCTCTTTTACCTGTTTCAAAGTATCTAAAACCACTTTTGCAACGATTTCCTGTGTAATTTCTGATTTAACAATTTGGTCAAGAGTTTCGAAATTAGGCGTTGATTCATACTTTACATAGTATTCTTTTATCATCTGTAAGATGATTTTAAAGTACTTGTTGTCAAAGTACGATGACTCAATCACGTCCATAATAGACGATGAGAAGTCTTTGTCAACTACTATTTGATTTAGTAATTGAATCTGAAATGTGTTACCTAAATAATCGAAATTTTTGTTCATATATTGTTTTAAAATTGTCCCCTGTATTATTAAATACTTACTTACTTAGGTCGAATTCCAAATATTCGTAAGTTAATTTGTTATTTGAAAAAATGTCAGTTAACTCACGAAGTACCTCTTTTAAAAATGGTCGTACGTCGACTGTATAACGAACTTTTGGCGGATAAAATTTTCCATCAAAAACTCTATGACAAATTGTCGTGTCCCCAACTTTAACATAAATGTTAAAAACTTCAGGACCATCTGTGTAAGATGTGTTCATAATTGATGGGTCATGCGCAATTGCGTCTTTGTTGTCCATCATGTAAATTACTGTCTTCATTTTCAAGGCATATTGTAATTCATCTTTTAAACTTAGAATGAAGTCATACAACTCCGTTGAGTTTCTCGCCTTTGGGTTATACCCTCTAACGTTAAAGAATCTTTGAACTACAATGTTGTCATTCAATGTCAAAAGGAATTCCATTTTTGTGCTGTCTTGCTCTCTCATGCGATTTAATTTTTGTTTGTGTTTCTTTTTTCTTTTCTTGTTAATTTCATAAATGGTCGAAGGAAGTTTACCCAAGCTTCGTCATTCTTGGGTAGGTACTTAAAGAGACCATCTTCCATCATAAGTCTCATTAAGTTTTTGTATCCTCTATCTGTGGGGTCAATTGTGTCTGTCTGTATTTGTTCAACTAACTCTTTACCTTCATCGGTAATAAGTGGGTTTTCAAGGTCTACAATCTTCATGTTTGTATTATAGAACTCCTCACCAAGTATACCATTTTTTGTCTTACCAGTCAAAATATTCTCAAGAGCTTTTGGTTTTTTCTTTTGCTCGTTATTTCGTGCAATATCGAGTAATTTGTCGATAGTACAGGGCATTTCCTGCAAATCAGGGAAGAATTTTAATAAAGTTTTTTCCCCTAATCCTTCAATACCATCGATATTGTCGGACTTGTCTCCTGTGAAAACTTTGGTAATTAAAACGTTGTAATGTGGTATCTCAACCTTGTTGATTGTTATCATATCCCCATTCTTAAAATATTGTTTTGTGATTGGAGAATATATGGTAACTCTTTCAGATATGAGTTGAGTTAAGTCTTTATCTGCTGAGAAGATTATTACGTCTTCATCCGTTGCAACTTTACAGTAGTGAGCAATTAAGTCATCAGCCTCGTTGTTAATCATCTCAACTTGGCGTACGAATATCTCCTCGAGGTATTGTTTAACTCGAGATTTTTGTTGGAGGTATGACTCGTACTTATACTCGTTCATATCCTGCCTTCTATTCTCCTTATATTGGGGGTATATAGATTTCCTAATTGATGAGTTCGAATCACCATCCCAAAAGACCACAACCTTATCCAAGTTGTGCTCTTCTAGAAATCGTCTTAAGATGTTGATGAAATGATAGAGTCCTCCTAAGTGGTCTCCATTATTATACAACTCTTTAACTCCGTGAAATCCTATCTTAAACAGATTGTCTCCGTCTACTAATAATGTCTTAATCACTGGTGTGATTTAAAGGGTGAAACAATAATACTAATCTTCTTTTTCTTCTTTCAAATCGAAGTCACCATCAGTTCCGATGATGTCTTTCCAATAGTCTGCGTATTCTTTTTTGTATTTTTCCAACGAAGTTTTTTCTTCACTAGCTTCTTTACCTCCAATGAATCCGTGTGGTGTAACAATAATCTTTCCGTCGTCATAACCCAATCCATTGATGTGGTTCTTCATTACAGAAACTTTTGTTCTTGATGCGAACTTAATAGTTCTCTTATCTTTTGTTGCGGTAATTTTAGTTGTACCAGCACCTTTTTGGTTTCCGAATAAAAATACTAACGATGAGTTCAACCAAATGGCCTCACCACCTTTAGCTTTAATCTTTGGTTGTCCAAATGGATTGTCAGGTAATTCAACCCATGGTTGGTTAACAATAACCAATGTGTTTTCGTATTTAGAATCTGATTTACGAGACCCTGAAATTCTTTGGTTAATACCCATACCAATCTTGTCGGCTAACGTACTTGCGTTGTGTTGTTTACCACCCTTACCTTCGAATGTCATCTTACATGGTACAGAACCAACTGAGTCCCATAAGAATAACAAACTGTAGTCCAAGTTACCTTTCTCTTGTTCATCTAACAAGTTGTTGATGTAGTCAGTGATTTGTTCGATGTAGTTGAAGTTATTGTTGAAGATGTAAAAACCATCCCAATCTAACTCACCTGTTTCTTCATCAACTACTTCCTCACAATCAAACCCCATCAATTTGGCGTGTTCGAATGACCATTTTTGTTCTGTGATGATAAACACAGGAAGGATACCCTTCTTTTGAGCATCGACCGCAGTCTTTACAAGTGCAGTAGTCTTACCTGTATCTGAGTGACCAAGTAACATATTCAAATGTCCAACAGCAGGACCTGGTAAACCAACAGCATCCAAGAAATCAGGACCTAAGTCAAAAAACCTTTGAGGTTTATATTTCGCTGATGTTGAGAATTTGTCTTTGATAGACTTAAAATCGTTTTTCTTAATT